GTATACTAGGTGCCATCTATCAACCGTGGCTCTCGTGACGTGCTCGGGTGATGGAGTGTGGTGTTGACAGCCCTCTCGCCACAGGGGCGAGAGGGTGAGGAGGCGGGGCGTCTACGGAAACAGATACGGACTTTTCGGCTGAGCCGTGCTACAATGCATGTCGCTGTATAATTCGGACCCGGTGAGAGTGGTTGCGCACTCTCGCAGGGAATGCGTAGGGCTGCGATTCGCCGTCGCAGCCCTGGTGCTTTGTTTCGCCACATTCTCCTTGGCTAGGGGAATTTGTACGGGCTTGCGGGCCATTCCGGCTTCCATACGATGCGATCATAGCGATCACTCCTCTCTTCAAACCAGCCCAACAAAAATAACGCGGTAAAGAGCCCCAGGCTATAGGCGCCCAGGGCGATACAGGGATAGAGCATGCTTCCTCCTTCGTATGGTTAATACCGGCTGCGGGCCGGGGGAATCATCGTCGGTTGCGGGTCCTGCGGGGGGGCGGTGTCGCGCATGCCCTGCATGCAGCCGCGTTCCGTCTGCTGCTGCAAGGCGGCGGGGGACAGGTGCGGTTGCGTATACACGCCCTCCATGACAATCTCGTGCAGATCGATCACGCGGGGATCGACGGTGTTCCGGCGATCCCACTGGCGGCTGGCGTCCAGGGCCGTGAGATACGACACGCCGGCGTTGCGGTCGAGGCCCCGCCGCAGGGCATATTGGCCGAGCGCCCAGCAGAGCTGTTCCGGGCCGGTCAAGGCACTCGGGCGGGCGGTGGGGGCTTTCGGTTTCGCCAGGCCTGGGGTGCCGGTCGTGAGTACGGCGGCGAGGGCCAGGGCGATCAAGGTGCGTCGGCGCATAGGAGTCTCCTTTTCTGCGGGAGGGGCATCGCCCTCCCGTGGGGGTTACGCTTTGCCTTGCTGATGCAGGGTCGTGAGCTTCGGACTATCCACCAGGGCCGTGCGTCCCCAGCCCTTGGGGGCTTTCTCGGTATAATAGGCCACGAGTTCCGCAAACTGGGCATACGCCTTGTCCTGCTTCGGGCCAGCCCAGGCTCGTGCCGCCTGGCGGGCCTGGGCCTCGGTGGGATAGGTCGCAAACGACACCTCGCGGTGGTTCTCGTAGCACGACACGCCAAAATCGGTATACACGTTCCTTTCTGGGGCGCTCGCCTGCGCGCCCGTGGGGGGGGCGTCGTCGACGTCCACCGAGTCAACCTGTGCGTCGGGATGGGTGGGGCAGGTCGCTGCCCCCTCGGGGAGCTCTTCCCCGCATTCGTGACAAAAATGACCAATCCGTGCCATCGTCTTCGCTCCTTCTAGGGCGCTCGTCTGGGCGCCTGTGGGGGTGGTTCTGTGGCCTTAACGCCCGTAGGGATGGCTGGGGTTGCCCAATGTCTCGATGGCACGTTTTTTTTGCAGGGTGGGCAATACCTCTGCATGGAACCTTTGCGTACCATCGACACGCTGTTGTTGTGAGAAGTGGGGCGGTGCGCATGATTAGCGCACCCCTTGTTCCCGTGTACAGGCTATGCGGGCAGCTCCTCCGGCTGTCAGGTCTCGTAATTTTTGTTCTGTCGCTATGGTGCATTCCCCAAGGACCGTCAGGAAGTTTATATCAGGTGCCTCAATGGTGGTGATGCGGTCGTTGGCCTCGTTGAGGAACATGATACGGCCATCGACATGCTGGAAGAGCAGGCCAGGCTCATCGTACAGGTGTGCGTAAAAAGCCTTGCGTGGAGTTGCGATCGCGTGTAGTGTTGCCATGTTTACTACTCCTTCGCGGGATGGTGAACACCGGGGCGCACACGATACTTTCCACGGTGGCGTGTGCGCCTCATACTGTATTGCTGTCTTGTCAATCTTCATCTGGCCTCCCCTCTAAGCCCCTACTACCAGATCACCCTGGCTAGGTCGTCCTACTTTCGGGAGAAGCACCCGGTTGCCCGGTCGCTGTGCTGTTCTGCCAAGATAGTAGCCTTATTCGCTTACTTTGTCAACATGAAAAAAGCAATAATTTGAAACTCTTTTCATTATACGCTATCCTTATGACAGGAGGTGAGCATGGAGCGGTTACACGTCTTTCAAGAACGACTTTTGCTGGCGCGACGCCGGTGTGCCCTGAGTCAAGAAGCCCTGGCCGAGAAAGCGCAACTCTTTAAAACGGACATTAGTAAGTATGAGCGCGGCCAGAGTCAGCCGACCCTCCCACGTCTGGTGCGGCTGGCGCGTAGCCTCGGCGTGAGTGCCGATTATCTGCTTGGACTCAAGGAGAGCTCGCCATGATGCCCCACTGGCGTTGCCTCCGTCACAACCCTTCCTGCCTTTTTCCCCTTGCACGTTTTGGTTCCATACACTATAGGTTCTAGGCACATGCCTCCCCTGCCCCTCTGGTGCGGGGGTGGGCCCTCGCTCTCTGGTTCTCACACCTGGTCTCCCCAGGTCTCGGCTCCCTGGGGAGGCTGGAGCAGGCTATGCCACTCTCGCCACAAACGACCGGGGCCATTCGCATGACGATTAGTGCCGTCATGGCCGGCATCATCGGCGTGGGTTCCAATCTCCTCGCCGCAGCTACCGCCGCCGGTGAAGTCACGCCCGGCGCCAAAAAAGTGGCGATTGTGACAGGCATTATTATGGTCGCGAAAGATATCCAGGCGTATCTCTCCAATAGTCCTATCACGTCGTCAGCGTCTCCGGTGCAGCCCCCCGGAGCGTTGCCGTCTGCTGCTCCCCCTGACACTCTCAAGGAGTCGTAACTATGGCTGGTTGGATGACGTGGCGGCGCCTGGGTGCGGCGCTCGGCGTGCTGGTGCTCGGCGTGGTAGGCGGGCTCTCTGCCCAATCCACGATTAGTCGTCATACCGAAATCTTTAATTTTCTCTATGGCGTGAAGCTCAACGGTGGTACGACCATTACCGGCGCCAGTGGCACCGGCACGGCGGCCGTCGTGTTGCCGGTCAATAGTGTCGGGTTGGGCACGGAAGTCAGCGGCTTTGCGGAGCCCGTGACGTTCTGCGGCCAGTTGGTCGATGGCTCGGTGTCGGCGGCCACGGTGTACCTGGGGCCCAGTACCGCGCAACTCAATGGGACTCCGACTGATCTGGTGGCGGGGGGGGCGGCGTGTGATGCGCTCGAAAGCACGGTTGAGGCGACTGCCGATACGGCCCTGTCGACGCTGGCGCTGAAAGTGGTGGGCATGCGGTGTAAGCAGAGTGCGGCCAGTGGTGCCGGAAAAACGACGACCTATACCATGCGTTCCGCCGAAGCCGATGTGGCGACGACCGATGGAGGCAGTACGGCCTTGACCTGTTCCGTTGCTGGCGCAACGGCGACGGAATGTAAAGTGAGTGCCGGGAGTACCACCAACATCGCGGCATCAGCCACCACGGCGATGAAAGTCTTGACTGATGCCAACCTTAGCACGCAGGATGGTTGGTGTCGCGTGTTGGTAGCCTGGCCGTAGTTTGTAGAGTGCGTTGCTTCTTTTTGTGGGCGGAGCGTCGTTTTTCTTCCCGGTATTTTTCGGGGTTGGCTTGATACTGAGCACGCCGAGCTTCAAGGATGGCGGCATGTTTCTCTGGAGTCATGTTTTGATACTGTCTCCGGCGTCGATGTTGAACAATATGGATGTCATTGCACCGCTTACAATAACCGTTGGCGTAGTGGCGTTTCGTTGTTGTTCCGCAGCCTTGACAGCAATCGGGGCCGAGAGTGGACCATCGGCCTTGGAGCCCTGGATTGGGTGATTTGAAGCGGCCTTTACGCATCATATCTTGTACGTTGGCCTTGTCGTCGCCAAGCCAAAGGTGGGCGGGATTGACACATCCAGGGTTGTCGCCGTCTGGGCAGTTATGGCAGACAAGTAGGCCATCAGGGATGGGACCAACGAGTAATTCCCATGAGACTCGATGCGCTAAGCAGTGGCGTCCTTCGAGGTAGAAATGTCCATAGCCGTTCGAGAATTTTGCAGCGATCCACAGCCAGCAAGTGGGTGTTTTGTGGACTTTGGACCAGAAACGCTCTTCGAGTGTGATGGCCGCATAGCGGTTGGGCATTGCACTCTCCTTGGTCAGAGTTGCTTGGGTGATGAGCGTGTGGCAACCGGCCCCAAGAAGCCAAGCTGTCCTGCGGGTCATGACGCCGCAGTAAGCCACACGTGCCAGTATAGCAGAGTTGAGGTATAAGCGTATGGCAACTAAACAGGTGCAGGCTGAGACGGTGCTGCTCACCTTAGAGGTGACACCAGCGGCGTTGGAAGCGATTGAACTGCTGCAAGATGCCCTGCGGGCGGATACGCGGTTGTACCGGACTTTAGAGGCGCAACTGCGGCGGTGGCAAGGACGGCTCGAGGGGCCGCTGACGGATGCGCTGGCGGCGTTGGTGGGGCGGGAATAGCGAATCAAGATTAATCAAGAGAATGGCTGTATGTCGCATGGTGGTAAGCGGTTAGGGGCAGGGCGCAAGGTGGGCAGTACGTCCAAAGATCGGACACGGCTGTGTTCCTTTTATGAGGATATTGTTGACCACCCGACGTACAAGCAAAAGCTGAAAAGTCGCGCCTTGGCGGGTGAATTATCGCCACAAGTCGAGGTGATGTTGCACCATTACGCTCGTGGCAAGCCGGTGGAGCAGCGCAATCCAGACGATGAAGCGTTTATTGACGATTTGATGACGGTGGTATGGCAGCATGTCCCCAGCGCTGAAGGGCGCCAGGCGATCCGGGCGGTCATCCAAGCCCACCTTAGTGGAACTCGCCTCCGCGTGGTCGCCTGATGAACTTGACCCGCAGTCGTATGACGCCCTCTCCCTGATGCGTCGGGCGGGCCTCGAGCCTGATCCGGTGCAAGTGGCGGTGGCGACCACGCCGGGCGATCAGTTGGTCCTGGCGCACCGGCAGCGGGGCAAGTCCACCATCGCGGCCAGTCTGGCGGTGGAGATGGCCTGTACCAAAGCTGGGAGTCTGACGTTGCTCATTTCGCGCTCCATGCGGCAAGCCCAAGAACTGTACCGCAAGTGTCGGCGGTTTCACACGCTGGCGCATCCGCTGCCGCTCGTGAAAGATACCGAGCATGAGATGGAGTACAGCAATGGTTCTCGGATTCTCAGCTTACCCGCCAGCCCGGAAACGATTGTGGGGTATTCAGCGGTGGACCTGCTCATTCTGGATGAGGCGGCTCGCGTGGGTGATGAAACGTACTACGCCGTGAGGCCGATGATGGCGCGTTCCAAGGGGCGCATTGTGGCGATCACCACGCCGTTTGGGAAACGCGGGTGGTTCTACGAGAGTTGGGCCGGGGTGCATGCGGACGACAGCGCCCTCGATCTGGCGACCGTCGAGCGGGTGCTGGCGGACTTAGCTTTCCCGATCGAGGAGTACAGCGAGGCCAGTCAGGTGCCAGGGGCGTGGGAGGGTGAGGTGCCTGTGTCCACCTGGACCAAAACCTTTGCGCCGGTGACGTATTACCCGCAACTGAGTAAGGCGTACCTGGCAAATGAGCGGCGGAGCATCCCGGATTTGTGGTGGCGGTCGGAGTGGTGCTGTGAGTTTGTCGATCTGGGGGAAGCGGTGTTCTCGTTTGACGATCTCCAACGCATGCTGTCCGACGATGTGGTGCCCCTCTTCGATGCCCATGGCCACACCCACGAGGATAGCCGGGCGCTGCGGGAGGACGTGGCACCACTGACCTTAGGGCAGCACGGGTGGACGTACTGATGCGGCGCGTCTGACCTGGGAGTTCCTGATGTGTACGCTGTGTGGCGTACTGCTTTTTTTCCTGATTGGCGGCGTGGTGGCGGTGGTCGCCTGGAGTCTGTGGCATGGCTGAACAACAAGCGTTACATAGGCCGCCACGGTTCATTGTGGGCTTAGACGTGGGCATGCAGCATGATCCAAGTGCCCTCTGCGTCCTGGAGCGCCAGATGATTCTCGGGCCTCGGGCGGAACTCGAACCGCGTTTTGATGCCCGCTGGCTCGAACGGGTACCCTTGCAGACGCCCTATCCCGTCATGGTGAAGAACGTGCGGGAACGCTTAGCGGCACTTCGGGCGCCCTGTGTGCTGGTGATTGATGCGACAGGCGTGGGGCTCGCGGTCTGTGACCTCTTCAGAGACGGTTGGACTTCGATGGACCCGGTGACGCAGGAACGGATCACCCTGGACGGCAAGCCGACGATTATTGCCCTGACCCTCACCGGCGGGGAGCAGGCGCGGAGTGAGCGGTGGGACCAATGGACGGTGCCCAAACGGGAGGTCGTGATGGCGTTTATGCTGGCGTTGCAACAACGGCGGTTTCGCGCCGCGAAGGGCCTGCCGGAAGCGGAAACGTTGTTTAAGGAAGGGCAAAACTTTACTTGGAAGGTGTCGAAGGCCGGGAACGACCTGTACGGGGCGTGGCGGGAAGGCCAGCATGACGACCTTCTTCTTGCTGTGGCCATTGCCGTGTATTGGGGTGAGAAATATGCACCGCGTACCGTGCCGAGCAGTGCGGGCCAGGCGTTTGCGAAGGCGGCCAGCAATCCGCTGGCACGGCGAGCGGTGGGAGGGCGACGATGAGTCTAGGACCCAAGAGCCTGACCTTACAAGATGCGGCCACGGTGGGCAATGGCACGGCGTTGGAGGTGGGGGGGTACACGATGCTCGGGCTGGGGATGATCGGCTCAGCCGGGGCGGATCGGGTGGTCAATTTCGAGGGTTCGCAAGACGGCACCAACTATAGCGCTATCTCGGCCCAGAATTGTGGGACGTTGACCTTTGCCACCACGGCAACGATCAACGGCACCACGCCACAGCTCTGGCGTGTGCCCCTGGCAGGCTTGCGGCTGTTTCGGGCACGGGTGTCAGGGGGCGCCACAGGGAATGTCACGGTGACAGGCACGGCCATCGCGGGAGTGTTGCCCGCGATGGCGGCATCGGTCTAACCAGAAGGGAATGTGATATGGCGAGTCCCCGCGGACAGAGTGAGGACGAGAATCCCCGTGAGGGGGCGGGACGACGCGGGCAGCGGGAGGCGGAGGCTGCCCCCGAGGTGCAGCCGTTGCCCACGGAGACCCAGGAACAGCTTGACGCCATTGTGACGGCCGCCGGGGTGATCGACGGCCAGACCGAACAGATGCTGCGGCTGCATCGGGCGGGCGACACGCTGTACACGCTGGCGCCTCAGGTGCGGGCGCTGGTGGCCACCATTCGGCCCCTCATGGAGCAAAAGGCCACGTTAGAAACGTTCCTGGCGGACAACGCGGGCAAGGCGGAGATCATGCAAGCTCAGATCGACCAGGCACAAGCCCTCGCGGTGCTCAAGGCGGAAGAGCTCGCGGGTCTGGAAAAGCACATTGCCGAGGCGCGTAAGCTCCTGGATGAACTTACGGCGCTCCGCCAAGCGTAGGAACGCCCCCCATGGCCACAACAGCACCGATGGCCGCACTGATGCGCTCAGAACGTCGCGCGAGCCATAACCAGGCGGAAGAGCTGGTCCGACGCTACGCCGCTCTCAAGACGCAGCGGTTGACCTGGGAACACGACTGGCAAGACCTCGTGCGCCTGTTGATCCCTGGGCATGATGACATTCTCGAACTCCATGATCCTGGGCAGAGTCGGACGGAACAGATTTTCGACGGCCATCCGCTCCGGGCGCCGCAGATTCTCGCGGCGAATATGATGGGCACGGTCACAAACCAAGCGATCCAGTGGCGACGACTGAAGTTTAGGGACGAAGTGCTCAACGAGACGCAGGCGGTCAACCAGTGGTTGCATGCCTGTGATACGCGGATCATGGCGGCGTATGGGTCGAGCAATTTCTACCAGGCCGCCCACAGCTACTATTTGAATCTGGGCACGTTTGGCACGGCGGCGATGTATGTGGGGTCACGGCTGGGGACGGATGGGACGCATCTGCACTTTAAGACGCTGCCGACGGGCGCGTATGTCATTGCGGAAAATGCCGATGGCCTGGTCGATACGCTGTTTCGAGAGCTGTGGTTGACCCCACGTCAGGCAGTGCAGATGTTTGGCGGCGAGTGTTCCCCGCGCATGCGGGAACTGGCTGAGACGCAGGACCAGATGGATACGCAGCAACGCTTCTTGCATTGCGTGTATCCCAGAGAGGATCGCAACCCGGCACGCTATGACAACCAGCATATGCCCTACGCCGGGGTGTATCTCGAAGTCGAGGCCCAGCACATCTGCGATGAGACCGGGTTTCAGGAGTTCCCCTACCTGGTGTCGCGCTGGGAAACGCTGAGCCGGGCACCGTATGGTTATGGCCCTGGACACTTAGCCTTGCCGGATGTGCGGATGCTCAATGCGCTCAGAGAACTCCATCTCCAACAATTAGCGTTGTGGGTGCAGCCCCCGCTCAAGGCCCTGCAAGAGGGGATTATCGGCAACATTAGCCTCGAATCGCGGGCGGTGAACGTGGTGCGCCAGATGGATGCGCTTCAGCCGATGGACCTGACGGGCAGACCAGACCTGGTGCAGATTGACCAGGCAGAGTTGCGGCGCAGCATTGATGATACCTTCTTCGTCAACGCGCTCCAGGCGCTGCCACCGCCAGACGCCTCGAATATGACCGCCTACGAGGTGGCGCAACGCATCGAACTGATGACCCGGCTGATGGGGCCGGTCTTTTATCGGTTGCTCGCGGAGTTTCTGAACCCCTTAGAAGATCGCGTCTTTGGGATTGCCTGGCGGGCGGGCGCCCTCCCGGCACCACCGATGGAAGTGTTGCAAGCAGCACGGTCGAGCAACAATCAACTTGATGTCGATTACGACGGGCCACTGGCCCGCGCCCAACGCGGTGAGGATGTGAAGGCGATTGATGGCATGGTCATATTAGGCAGTCGTATGGTGCAAATGACCCAGAGTCCAGACATTCTTGACAATCTCGATTGGGATGCGAATTTCCGACACGCGGCGGAAGTGGCGGGCATCCCCCGGGCGTATATCCGCGACATGCGCGATGTGGTGCAGATGCGCCAGTTGCGAGCGCAACAAGCCGCTGCGTTGCAACAGGCGCAGATGCAAAATGAGTCGCTCAGCTCGATGGGCAGGGTCGCGCCGCTTGTCGAGGCCCTGCAAAATCAACCTATGGCCGCCTAGAGCAACAGCGGCCCATCACGCGGCCCGAGGGCCATGATCTCGTGCTCGCCGGGGGGCATCCGTGGTGCATCACACATCGCCCGGCGGCGCTCTGCCCGTGTGGGCGGTATTGTCTGAACTGGCAGGTGTGAGATGGCGCTTTCGGCTGAGTTTGTCGCGGCGTTTGAGGCCGAGTATGATCGGGTATTGGCGGCGCATCAGGGGCGGCATCACCTGCGGGCGAGAAGGAATCGACGGATGGCGGATGGCATGGTCGGCAAGGATTATACGGCGGCGGTGGAGCTTGTGAACCTCTTGTACGCGCAACTCACGGCCCTGGTACAAGGGGCGGTGGAGGCGTTACAAGATGGCAAGTTGAGCACGGTCGAGGGCGTCACGTTGGCCCTCCGTGCCACCAATGCGGCCCTGGCGATCCAGACGGAACTGGAAGATACCGCCCCGTCGCTGCGCCAGGATATTTTGCATGTGCTGCGGCATGGGCAGTTGGTGTTGCCGGAGACAGGAGGCTAGGAATGGCCTCACAAATTCCGCTCGGCCGAGCGATTGCGGCGCTGTCGCAAGTGGATGATCCGGCGTCTCCGGAGGAGCGGCGGACCCGGCGTCACGCCACGTTAGAGGCGTATGCGTGGTTGGATCGCACGCCGCAAGGCGTATTGATCCTGGAGGATCTGGCGTTGCGTCTGACGCATCGCTGCGAGACCGACTACGATGAAGGGGCGCGGCGGCTGGTCCTGGAGATATTCAAGGCGATTGCCGATGGCAAGCGTGCCGAGGCGAAGCGAGGAGGAGAGCCTGCGTGACACCGAGTCGTGATACCCTGCTGGCCCAGGAGCCCCAGCCCACGATCGTGATTGTCTGTGAGAAGCAGCCCGTACCGGGGCAGTTGGGCAGTTTCCAGTTGGTGCCGCGTGTGTCGTTTACCAACATGCCGGGCGGGTGGGATACCGCCTTTAAGATGCTCATGCACGCGGCGGGGTTGGTGATGCAAGAGATGGTGATGCAAGCCAGGCAGGAGGGCGAGCGGCGGATTGCGGTCGTGCCAGCGTTGCCGGGCGAGCTGGTGAAGCAGTGAGCGAGTCAACGGCCAGAACAAGGGGGAACCTGTGCGACAATTTGTAGCGGAAGTCCGGTCCTTGACGCCCTACGCGGCAGGACGCAACCACAATACCCCGAAGGACAAGCGTCAGTCGCATGACGATTACGAGCGCGAGACCTGGCGCCAGCGGCTCCATGTGACCCCCGGCGGCAAAGTCTATCTGCCGGGCATCGGCTTTAAGAAGTGCCTTGAAGAGACCGTGGGGTACCTGGGCGAGAAAATCCCGGGCCGGGGCCAGGAAAAGTGGACCAAGAACTTTCTGCAAGGGGTGAACGTCCTGGAAGATTTGGTGTTGGACATCGGGCCGGACAAGGCGGAAGAACATTGGGTGTTTGTGCCGTCCGATGGGCGCCGGGGCGGGACCAAACGGGTCTGGAAATGCTTCCCCCGGATTGATAGCTGGGCCGGGGTGCTGCTCTTTGTCGTGATTGACGATCTGATTACGCAGGAGGTCTTTGAGCGGTATCTACGGATTGCGGGGCAGCTCACAGGGGTAGGGGTGTGGCGGCCCAGGAACGGCGGCATGTGGGGCAAATATCAACTGCTCTCGGTCGAAGAAAGTAGCTTGTGACATGACCCGTTGTGACTGGTCCTGTCGAGTCTTGCTATGCTGCGCCGAGTCACGTCAAGCCGTGCCTAGCTCAGACAAGCCGGGTTCTGCCGGAGCACGTCAAGCCGAGACAAGGGGCGCTGCGTCGTGTCTAGTCTTGCCTGGTCTCGATACGCCTTGCCGAGCCGCGTTACGACCAGTCTAGACGTGACAAGCACCGTCAGGCTGGGCATGGCCCAGCCTGGTCTGGATACGTCTGGCCAAGCCCAGACACGCCGGGCCATGTCCTGCCTTGGCAAGCCCGGACCCGTCGGGATAAGTTGCGTCAAGCCATGCCATGTATGATGCGAGAGGAGTCATGATGGCCACGTTACACCGGATACCCCATTCCCAGCCGGAATGCTCGCTGGAATCGCGTGTGCTGGCGGATCGCCTGGCGGCGTGTGCCGAGGAGGAGCTGGTGTCCTATGCCGAAATGCAGCGGGTGACGGGGTTGGAGGTGCAACGCAAGCGTCGGGATTTGCTCCAGACGGCGTTGCGGCTCGTGTTGCGGGAACACCAAAAAGTCTTTGCAGCCGTCACCGGGCAGGGCATGAAGTGTCTGGGCAGTCTGGGCATTATGGCGGTGGGGGAACAGACCCGGCGCCGGACGCATCGGCTGGCCGTGCGGACGGTGCAGAAGCTCTCGTGTGCGGACCCGGCGGACCTGGACGATACGACCCAGTACCGCCATCTGGCGTATCTGAGCGTGTTTGGCGCCATGGCGGCGCTCAGTCATGCCAAGGCGGTTGAGAAAGCGATGCATATTCAAGGGGCGACTCCCAAGGCGCTCGATCCAGACCTCTATAAGGACTTATTTGCGTAAGCGCCTGGCTGGACAGGCGTAGTCATACAATCACATATCGGCGTCACCCGCACTGGCCAGTGCGGGAGCGGCGCACAGCCATAGGGCCTACCGTGCACGGGCGGTAGGCCCTTTTTTTATCCCCTGACTGTGTGCCCTGGCGCCGGTGCTTTGCGGAAGGAATGGACGGATGGCGGACGAGGTAGGCGGGGCAGCGGTGAGCAGTGGAACGGCCTCCGGGAGTGAGGCTCCCAGCCAGGGGGGCGGGAGCACCGCTCCGGCAGACGGGGGCCGGGCCACCCTGCTGGATGAGGGCGGCTCCGGCAACTTGCTGGATTGGCGCTCGGGCTTGCCGGACAACCTGCGGGCGGCGCCGATTATCCAGCAGCATCCCACGCAGGAAGGGGCGGCCAAGACGCTGGTGGCGCAAGCCGAGATGATCGGCCGGGGCCTGTATCTGCCGCGAGAGGAGCCCGGCACGGAGGCGCATACGGCGGGGATGCAGAAGATTTACGACAAGCTCGGACGGCCGGAAAGTGCCGACAAGTACACGTTCACGCGCCCGGAAGGCCGCACTATGGATGCGGAGATCGAGGGGCGCCTGGCCAAAGACTTTTACGCCGAAGGACTCACCCAGAAGCAGGTTGATGGCGTCATGGCGTCCTACTGGCGGGCCGTGGGCTATAGCGAGAACGTACAGCAAGGCCGGGAACAAGACAGCTATCAGCAGGGCCGCAATGCGCTGTATGCCGAGTTTGGGGCCAATACCGAACGGGAAATGACCCTGGCGCAACGCTTTGTCGAGCATTTTGGCGCGGGCGCATTCTCCGGCGAGGCGGGCGGCAAAGCCTGGGAGCAGATTCGGGAGTCCAGGTTAGAGGACGGCTCACGGCTGATCAACTCGCCGTACCTGGTGGCGACGTTTGCGGAAGCGATGCGCCGGTTGGGCGAAGGCGAATTTATCGAGTCGTCCTTCTACCAGGCAGGCCAGAATACGATGCAGACCATGGAAGCCCGCCAGAAAGAACTGACGGCCAAGCGGCACAGCCCTGGGGGCGTGTCCGCCGATGAGGCGGCGGAGCTGCAACGGCTGAACAATCAGATTGTGGCCGCCCGCGAACGGCAAGGGCGGGGGCGGGCGGCGTAAGACTTTTATGGCCTGACAATCCGTAAGGACCAGGCTACCCCACGGTAAGACGTGGCGAACGTGGCGCGAGAGGGCCACAGGAGGGACGGGCGCACGATAACCCTCCGCTACAGCAGTACCCCTTCGTCCAGCGAGGATGAAGGCGATGCCAAATACCGGACCAGACCAGGCTCTTGTACTCCAGTTCGAAAGTGACTACGATCACCTGTTCCAGCAACAGATTTCCCGCTTGAATAATGCTGTTCGCGTCAAGGATGGCCAGGTCGGGACCATGAGTGCGTTCGGATTGCTCGGCGAATCCGAAGTCATGGACATCACCGGCGAGCGCCATGGCGAGACACATTTCCACGACAGCCCGTCCTACCGGCGCTGGGCCGTCAAAGGTGACTACGAGGATGCCCAGATGCTGGACGAGGAAGATAGCATGGAAATGCTCATCGACCTCGAAATGGGCTATGGCCAGAACGCCGTGATGGCCATGAACCGCAAAATGGACAAGGTGATCATTGACGCCGTAACGGCGACGGCCGTGAGCGGGGCGACGGGCACCGGGACCAGCACGTTCAATACGACCGAAGCCGAGGTGGATGGCTCGGGCGGCAATCAGATTGCCGTGGCGGCCTCGGGGCTGACCATCGATAAGATGCGGAAAGCCCGGGCGGTGTTTGATGCGCGGGAAGTCGGCACGGATGAGATGTCCATGGGCATGGCGCCGTTTACGTGGGTGACGAATGCCGCTGGGCATAAGAACCTGCTGGAACAGACAGAAGCCACCAGTGCCGATTATCTGGGCGTCATGATTGTCAACGGCTCGGAACAGATCAGGCGTATGCCGCTGGTGAATGGGCGCATCGAGCAGTACATGGGCTTTCGCCTGAAGATTAGCAACCAACTCAATCTGAGTAGCACCAACTTTATCAATGTGGCGTTTCATCACAAGGCCATGGGCCTGGCGCGGTGGGCCGGGCGGCGCATCTGGGTCGGCGATCTGCCCACCCGGCACTTAGCAAGAGGTATAATCGTAAAAGAACACTTCGGCAGTACTCGAGTCCATGACAAGGGAGTGCTCGCGATACACTGCCAATCAGCTCTATAGAACTGTGTGGGCGCTACTATCTACGCGGGGCAGCGATGTGCCATGAGGCGACATGCGGCCCTGCAAGGAGACTGAAATGGCTGAGACCTATTCGACCGAGTATGCGAACGCTTTTACGAGTACGCCGCGTTCCAACAATTATGCGTATGGGACCCGATTGCGCTGTTTCGACTTTACCTATACGCAAGTCGCCACCGGGACGGCGGGCGACACGATTCTCCTGTGTAAGCTCCCCCCCCATAGCACGGTGGATATGTACCGCTCGTGGTTTCAGTTTAGCGGCTGGACCTCGGGCGCCACGCTCTCGATTGGCTGGCAAGCCTATACCGATGAGGACGGGACCACGCAAGCGCTCAGTGCAGCAGGGCTGCTGAGTGCGGTGTCGATGACGGCAGATGGGGCCTGGGTGGGGGGTTTATTGTCGGTCGCCACCCCAGACGACAGTAATCCTGTGACGCCCAGAAAAGTCTTTAATAATCGGACCCCGGTCACGTTGTATGCGACCGTGGGCAGTCAGGCTCCCGGCGCTGCGGATGTCTTGAGCGGGAGCTTTGGCGTCATTACGGCGTAGCTTGAACCTGGTATGGACCTAGGTTCAGCCTAGGTCCACTATTGAAGTTAGCCAAAGAGGCGCTGTTGTTGGGGAATGGGGCGGTTGCCTTTGCTGGCATTACAGCGTAGATGGGCGAGCACGCAATTCTTGTAACTGTGCTCGCCGCCTTTTGACAGTGGGATAACATGATCACGCGATGCATCTTTGCGGCGTACAGGCTTCTGGCACAACTGGCAGATGCCCTTGTCGCGTGCGTAGAGCATATCAAGATCAACCTTTTCGCCATTGACACTATAGCGAGTCAGGACACGGCGGGCATGGTTGGCTGCATATTTTTGGCTCAGATGGGCTTTGACCCATGCAGTAACGGCGGCAATGGATTTGGCGGGATTGCTGGCGTATGCGATGCGCCTGGCTTGGCGTTCTTTGTCTGGATTGCCCCAATAGGCGGTGCGGCGACGTTGGGCCAGTACGGCGCGATGGGTGCGCCGATATTGCTGGTTCCGTGCATAGGCTTTCTCAGGATGGGCGCGGTGATAGGCACGAGTACGGGCACGTTCTTGGTCAAGATGGCGTGCATACGAGGCACGACTAGAGGCAAGGTGCGCCTCGGCGTGCTCGCGTTGGTGTGCTGCTTTGCAGGGTTTGCAGGTGTTCTGATAGCCGTCCTTGGCTGTGGTGCAACGGTGAAAATAAAACGGATGACGGCGTTTGTACGCCAGGCACATATTACAACGTTTCATCGAAGCCTCCTACTCGGTAGTGCGGGGGTGCCGGGCTCTCGATGGAGTAGGCCATCAAGACTTACGAGGCTGCGCAACCTACCCGGCAGAAGAAGTATACCATATTTTCTGGCATGGGGCAATTAGGAATGGTAGACGCTATAAGTGTTTGCAACCAAGCCATCTACGAATGCGGTGGGGGTGAGTTCGGTTCTCCACGGCTCCAATCGTTTGCCGATGGCACCACACTGGCAACGATGTGTGCGGAGTTCTTCCCCGGCGCCCGCGATAGTACGTTAGAAATGCACCCGTTCAACTTCTCCACCACGTTCGCCCGGCTGGTGCATGCGCCGGAAGATCGCACCGCGCCGTATGCCTACAAGTGGCGCTATGCGTATCTGCTCCCAGCCGAGCCGTATTGCCTGAAGGTGCGGGGCACGGATGAGGGGCCGGGGGCACGGTTTGAGATCGCCAAAGATCAGCACGGCCATCGGGTGCTCCTGAGTAGTCAGCCCCAGGTGAGTATCGAGTATACGGCGCGGATCACGGACATCGGCTCGTGGTCCCCGCTGGCCGTGCAAGTGCTGGTGAAAGTGCTGGCGTCCAAGCTGGCGAAACCGCTGACGGGGCAGTCGTCGCTGACCGAGCAGAAGATGAAAGAAGCCTTGTTGTTGCTCCCGGAAGCGCGGGGCGCGGATGGCCGGGAAGGCTCGCCGTTTCAGTTGCGGGCGAATACCACCTTAACGCGCGCTCGGCAGACGAGTGGCCGCGTGTGGCCGTATCCCTATGGGACCATCGTGATGGATGGCTAGAGGAGGAGTGTGTATGGCGGAAGAGAACATTCCAGACAAACCGAGTGAGCCGGAGCCCACGCAACCAGATCCGGATGATGCGCCGCCTGAGGAGGACGCGCCTGATGACGAGGAGCAGGAGGACGACAAGGAGGCGGTCGATGCTCCCTGATGGGCCGGTGATTGTGTGTCAGGAAGAACCCTGGGCGGTGGTG